CGCCAGACCCTTTCCAGCCAAGCCCAACTGCACCCCAGCCAGAGCCATCTGCAATTTGGCCCAGAGCCACGTTCCCTGCACCTAGAGCATCTGGGTCTATAGATTGTACGTTAGTGGCTACTATTGAACCCGCAACATTTAACTTCCCGTTAAGGTTTCCTGCGGTTCCCACAGATACATAATCGCCCCCAGCATCTACAAACAGCATATTAGCGTTGCTGTCACTCTCGACGCGGAAGTCGGTGTCTGCCCCGGTGTCATTGAAAATCACTGAATTAGAAGAAATCTCCAAACGCTCAACGGTGTCGGTCTTAAAAGTAATGTAATTAGTTGCGCCACCTGCACCTGCGTGTATTTCAAGGTTGTGGTTTGTCGTGGTTGCAATAGTCGCTTCTGACGAATCTGAGGGGCTTTTAATTTCCAAAACTCGACCAGCAACATCCCTTAGTTTTATGTCTGCAAAATTAGCCCCTTGCCCGACTATATCTACATCCGTAGTTGGCGCGTTTGTGTTAATACCAATGCGATTAGTCGAAGCATCCACAAAGAACATGTTTGCAACGCTGTCACTCTCAACGCGGAAATCCTTGTTGTCACCCTGCTCGTTGAACGTAGAACCCGCGCTTTCGCTGTACACGAAACTCGCATTGCCAGAGGTGTCGTAAAAGGTGATGTCGCCGTTATAATCAATTCTCATACGGTCAGCTAAAGATGAGGCTGTACCCGTTTGAAAAAGCAAAGCACCAAAGCCAGAACTAGCCCCTCTATTAAGCGCATAAATAGAGGCTACTGTACCTACTCCAGCACCGTCAGGATCGTTTTGGTCAAAGTTTATCTCAGAAAGTCGTTGCTGACCTATAGTGGTATCAGTGTTGTTTAGTGTAATATTTGCAACATTCCCATCCACAGTCAGCCCATCGCTGGTCAAAGTACCCGTGATGTCAACATTGTTAGGGATGGTCGCATTACCGTCTATCTTATCAATAGCGTCGTTAATCTTGGTGCGAACCGACGATAGGCTTTCGCCATTGTTAAAAGTAGCCATCTAATGCAACCCCCAAATTTTATGATACTTGAATAACGCCATCTGTGGCAGAGAAATCCAAGGTAAAGCTGTCACCGTCATTTAACGTCAACGACAAACCATAATCATAGTAACCGATCAATGGGTCTGCGGGTGTCGCCACTGTATCGTTGAAGATATAAACATAACGGAAAGGTCCGACATCGCCGCCTGATGCAGTTAGAGTAATGTCAGTCAAAACTAGCTTATATGTACCTGATGCCTGCGTAGATGACGTTGTAGTCACGTTCCTCGTTGAACAGTTAGTATAAGATACTTCGGTTACATTTCCAAGGATACCATTCCCGTCTGTTGTTGGGTCTGTACCTTCGGCTGATGGTGCGGTATTAGACAATGCTACAACGATCTGGTCACTTTCCAAATCCATGTTATGCACTGCGTTAACAACGAAATCGTTGATCTTGTTAAAGGTTGCCATTTTGGAACTCCAGATATTTTAGCATATGCAGGCAAATATTAGCACAAAGGTTATCAGTAGTAAATCACGAAGGATGGGTGGGCCAAATCACGCTGCGGGGGTCTGTTGTATTTGCTGGAAGGTCTAATAAAGACTGCCTATAAGTAGCATATTCCTGTTGTTTTTCTGAGGAAAGAGTTGCCCATAGTAAAGGGTTGCTCACAATAGGATCAACATACTTTAATAGCATATCGTCTCTTTCTTGCCTTAATAGCGCCCACGATACAGGCTCATTCCAAACCCAATGTTCTGCGTCTTTATCAAACTCTACTGGATAAGATGGCTTCTCAGGGAAAGCTCTTATCTCATCATTCTTAATATAATAAAGGTCATCAGGGTAGTGTCCCTCAACATAATCCTCACCCTCATTAACATTAAGTAACAGTGTTTCTTCCGTTGCAGTTAGAGTGAATAATATGTTGTTTTTGTTAAAGATTGTATACTTATTCATTTCTTTAACTCCACAAAAGATATATTGGGGAATAATATTAGTGTTCTTGCAGTATTCCCACCAGTATTTTGCACCCTTAACGTATAAGTGTAAGTTCCTGCTGAGGGAGTATCCAAATAAACAAGCTGTAAACAAGGAGAGTTAAAGCCTCCTACAAGCGCATCCGCAAGCCCTGTTAGTAGGGTACTACCCCTATACAACCTATAGTTAAATTGGCGGTATTCATCTTCTCTGGTCTGAGGAACATTATTTGAATGTGAGAGGAAAGAAGTTCCTCTAAGTTCAACAGGAGCGCCTGAGGTGGATACTGTTAAGGTGACAAGTGTTGTTTCCGTTGTGTTAGTAGACTGCAATATCGTTGTGGACGCACCTTGTGCAAATTGCGGAAATGTAACCATGTTGTCGCCAATTTTGGCAGTAGAGACGGCGAGATTTCCAATCTTAGCGTTTGTGACAACTGCATCATTTATTTGCGCTGAACTGGTGATAATACCAGAGGCAGCCATCAGACCACCAGTGATCGTATTGGCACTAATCTTGTCGCCAGTAATAACACCAGCAGAAATCTTAGCTGCCGTAATAGCGTTAGCTGCAATCTTGTCAGCCGTTACCGCATTGGCGCTAAGTTCACTAACACCAATAGCATTGGCTGCGATATTACCTGCATTGATAGTATTTGCTGCAATCTCAGTGGAGCTGATGGTATTATCAGTTATCTTTGTACCGTCTATAGCGTTGACTGCAATTTGAGCGTTAGCGAGAGTCCCTGTCAAATCAGAGAAGTCTAAAGTGCCAACTTCTGCAACAGTGGCTTGCCAAGCTGAACCATTCCAATAATATAACTTGCTGTCAGTGGTTAAAAAAACCTGTTGATTATTAAAGTCGCCGGAGACAGGCAAAGAAGAAACAGGCGCAATGATGTCTAAACCAGCATCAATAAATATCTGCCTCACGCCATTCTCAAAATCTGGATCGCCCAGATATGTTGTGGTTGCAGACACCCCCGAGGTAAAAGCTGACGTATTACCAGAGTAGTCAACCGATCTGAGGAAGTAATATCTTGTCAGATTAAGTCCAAGATTTGTGCGCGTAAAGCTATCCCCACCAGAAATACCAACCTTAGTCGCACCCGTGCTAGTGTTACTTGTGTTCTCGTATATCTCAACAAAGTTAAGATCGCTGTCGGCTGGGTTGGTCCACTCCACTGTAATGTATTTAAACCCGCCAGTGGCGCTTATCGCAGTTGGAAGTGCTGGCGCGGTCGTATCACCACCACCCGTAAAGGTAGCCGTAACGAAATCGCCGCGCCTACCGTTTACAGCCACCGCTCTGACCCGAATAATATATTGAACACCGTCAACCAAGGGACTTAATTCAATGCTCGTTTCTGTTGTAGTTGTAGCGGCATAGTTACTATCAGCGACCGCCTTCCACTCAACATCATAATGCGTGATGAATTTATTTGTTGGGGCGGTCCAAGATACAATTACACTGTTGATAAACGTGCCATCGGTAGTTGTGCGACCGCCGCCTGACGTTGTTAGACTTGCTATATTAAGGGATGCAGTTGGATCAGTAAGCGTGCTGTCATTGCCTGTGATGTCGCTCTCTTCAGCCGTCCAGCTAAACGCAGCGGATGAAGTTTCGCGCAATGTAAGACCAACGCGGAGGTCGCCAGCATCACCATCATTGCGAAACTTCCAGCCAACAACCTCAAATTCTTTAGCTGAAAAGCCATATCGGTCCATATTCAGCGCAATTATATCACCGCACTCAACCTCAAAAGCCTCTAACCCAAAGTCACCCGAAAGGGTCATTTGCTCACGCCCACGGAACAAAGTCATCTTAGCCAGTCTTTGGGCCATTGAAGAGGATGTGGTTAGTGGCAAAGCTAAATCAAGCGCACTTTCAACACCGTTATCGTCCGTAATAAAAGACGATGATCTTATCTCTGGATAGTCAGCACGAATAAAGCCCTGTTCAGCATCATTAAATGTACCTCTGACAATGTTAAAGTTGTCACGTCGGCTGTGCTTTGTGTCTAGGGTGATCGGTCCACGCAAGTCATCAAGGGTAAATGTCTTAATGGATGATGTATATTCACCAACCTTTAGATGCCACTCGCCTTGCCCCCAGAACAATGTACCAGCGCAGGCTGTCATCATGTCGCCTAGAACGTCGGAAGGGGTCTGATCTAGACTTATGACACCGTTGATTTCATATCGGTTCTCTGTACCACCGCCGGATAGGGTAACGTCTTCATCGCATGTGTTTGCGGCGGTCTGAAAGTATGCGTCATTTGTGTCGCCTGAATTGTCCAAGCCATAAGCGGAAACAAGGTAATCTCGAATGCACAAAGCTGCATTTGCAGAATAAACCGTTGTGGACGTGCGTGGGTCGTACAGCTTTTTACCCTGCACTTTTGCAGTAAACAGTGGCACACCTTCAGCGAAAACGTCCTGATCGTATTCCATACGAACATAGATGTACGCAATGCCTTCGCCCTTAAAATCAGACGTAACAGATGTTTCACTTTCTAGATCACTATCTGCGCTCTGGTTGTCAGCACCCGTATGCTTTTTGATGCGTATTTTGCTGTCCCACTTCGCATCAGTAACAAAGCCATTACTATCTAAGGTCACAACCTCATCATTAACGTAGATGTCACCAATGCTGTTCACTTCATGGCCAGCAAGCACAATGACCTGATGCAAATATTGATTAGTGTCGCCCGTGCTTTCGATAAACGTAACAACGCCACCTTTCCGCATCTCACCATATACAATTTGCTGCGGTGCAGTAGCTTCACGACTGTTGACCAATAAACCGCGTGATCCAGCGCCGCCAAAACTCGGCTGAGGGGCCAAAGCACGCAAGGCCCAAGATGTAACCGCTGTGATGGCTACATATCCCACAACATAAATCAAAGCTAATGAAGTTGTTGAAGCGCCGACACCTGCCAAAATTATATTGCCAATGGTAATTGGATCGCGCGGGACACGATCCCAGCTATTCCAATTCTTAACGGTTAGATCACCTAGCTTATATTTCATGCTTTAATCCACGCGCCCGTAATGAAGTCTATTTGCTGCGAAACTAAACCTTTTTCGCCCAAAAAGATAGCCTTTGTACCTACAGCAATTCCAAGTGCTTCACCAATCACCCACCGCCTAGCACGATCACAAGTAACTAGCGCACCCTTGGGTGGGATGTGGTCAACGCGCGTCAACTTACAATCAATCGCATCCTGAAGAGTGTTAGATTTAAACACTTCTCGCAGATCATCACGCTTTAGATACATGCCGCCCTTAGTATATTTGCCAACCCAATCATCGGCCCAACCCTCGCCATACATGGCCTTATAAGCGTTATTGGTAAACATAAAACAATCATTAGTATGCCACTGAAAGGATACATTTCGCATCCTTTCTATGTAATCATTAAGCGCGTCTAGATCAGGCTTCACCATTTTCTGTCGCCCTACCCCATACGATTTGCTTGTCTTGGAGCTTTGTCACCCAGTCAAAGAATGTGTCATCGCCCGTTAGGCTCTTGGCCGTTCTAACGCCTGCATGGCTCTCTCGCGTGTATCTGCGCACGTTTGGACGCTCCAGTACAATTAAACGGCTCTCCACGGTCAAACTGATTGTTGCAGTTTCGGCACTATCTTGGATAGTCATCTTATCCATAAAGCCGCTGAATACCTCAACGGTCTCTGTGCCAACGCCCCAATAGATAGTGACTAATCGACCCTGATATTCCTCAGTCAAAGCATAGGAAATTATTGTGCTATCTAGCCCGTTCAAAGTTAGCGTAGTGCCACGCGCAGATAGGTCTGACGCTTCCTCTAAGCCATCTATGGCAAGCAAGTTACCCGTCCCGGTGTAGGTGCTGCCATTAATCGTTTTGTTGCCGTAGCCCGTCCAGAAGCGCAAATTGGCGGTATCAAAGTCCAGATCGACCGCGTAGAAAACTTCAATCTCATCGCCATCAAGTGCTGTAAGTAATGCGCCGGGAACTGTTCTACTCATATCGCTTCAAACGCTCCAAATGTTAGGCCGTAAATGCTGGCTTCATTGACTGACCAATTTTGCTGATTGCTTGCCAGCCTAAACTTGCCAGTTGTGTTTAGTATATTAACACCCGCACTAGATTTAGACTCTCTTAACGCTGGCCATATTTCTATATCCTGAGCCGATCCTGTACCAGTGGCATCAACCAGAACCTTATGCAGTGAGCGATTGGCCGTGGTTCCGATCTGCATGTAATCGCCAGCGAGAAGGGTCTCACCCGAAGTGATAGTGACTGATATAGTTCTAGCTCCCGCGCTACCTGTAGCAGAATTAACATCATTATTAGTTGTTACAGTTCCGCGCGGAGCCGCTGCCGTAGGGTCACCGAGGTAAAAAGTGCCATATTGACCACGCAAGCTAATCAGGAAGGCAATCCATTGCTCCGCATCTGCACGCTTCATCGGCGGCAATGTAATGTCAGCTTGCCACATTTCGCCACTGTAAGCATGGGCCTGACCCGCAAACGTAAATGGTGATTGGCTATATGCCACTGCATTTACAGCCCTAAGCTCAATCGCGGCGATGCCCGTATGTGACGGCAAAGCTAAAGGGTAAGTGATAGCCATTATGCAAAAGCCCTTCCGTATGATCCACCGCGCCGTTTAGCGTCTGCAACCGCCGCTTTTGCGCTCTCGGCAATCTGTGGCATCAGTGACTTGATTTCAGTCCGTACAGTTTGTTGTACGCCAGTTGATACGTTAATATTCTGCACAACCGTTACACCGCCACCGCCAGACATATTGTCATTTGAAACGATAGAGCCACTCCGTGAAGGCACAAACAACTCTGGGCCTCTCTCACCCACGACATAAGGATTGCCTCGTTGTACGGGTCCGCCAATCGCCTTCATGGGTGTAGCGCCGAGAGAAGGAAATGCACTTGTTATTGCATTAGATATAAAGCCCGTAATTTGTTTGACTACAAATACCCGGTAAAGCTCTTTTATTATATCACCAGCCATTGCGCGGAAGGCCGATTTGGCGCTTTTTGTACCGTCAACCAATGACATGAAGGCATCGCCAAACTTGTCACCGATCATTCCAGCTACAGTTTGGACTTTGTTTCCTATTGTATCGGCTGCATCCTCTCCCTCACGCGCTACACGCTTGAAATATGAGAAAATATCAATCTTAATTAAGCCTTTTAAGTCATCTTGAAGTGCCTTATAGCTTTCATATGGCTTATCTAGTTTTTCACGCAATCTAGATTCTTGATCTATAAGGCTGCCAAACTCTCGATTAAGGTCTTTAAAAGCTGCATTCGAACTTTTCATAGCCTCTTCAAGATTATTTGTTGCAAAGTCTGTTCCCATAAAATCATTCATTAGGGACGCAAGGCTATCTATAGTTTCAGCAAAGCCCTCTTTCATGCCTCCTGTAAAGTTAAGCCATCTAAAACTAATCTCATTCACAAACAGTCCAAATTGAACTTTAAATAACTTCAATCTGTCTACAGATCGGGAAAATGCCTCTTTAACCATTGCTGGTATATTAGAAACAACTACAGCAAAAGTATTTATGCCGTTAACAAGGCCATTGAGCGCAGCCATTGCACCAGTCTTTAATAAAGAAAATCCTTTCTTAACCAGATCAATCGCTGGTCGCACAAAGTCAATCAGGGGCTTGAAAGCCACCTTCATATCTGAGCCAAACCGCTTGAAGTCAAATGACAGCTTTGTTGAATTGTCACCCATCAATGCCAAAGCACCGCCCACAGCAATCAACGCACCTAATATCATGCCTTTAGGGCCAAAGATCGACGCAAGCTGCGGACCCTGCATGGTCATAATACGCAAGGCGCTAGTGCCCATTGATGCCTGAACTGCCATATCCTGAAACTGGAGGGAGGCCATGCCTAGACCACGGGTCATGCCCTTGTTAGCACGGGCGAGGTTGTGCATCCCTTTGGCTTGCCTATTGAGATTGGCAGTAGATTTTTGCATGGTCTGGTCAAGTGAACCAAGCTGCGTCTGAACCTTTTTCATTTCAGGCACAGCATTGCCAACAGCGTTCATTTGGAAAGTTAGCTTCTCAGTCGCCATTGTCTTTTTGCTCCGACTTGATCCTGAAATATGCGACCCATTCGTTATATTCTGAAAGGCTGATTTGCTCTATTTCACCTATGGTTTTTCCAAGCAACTCAGCTAACGAAATCAGATTATATCTAAACGGGTCGCACCTTAGTTTTTTTCGTGTTCCTCAACAGTTACACTTTCAAGGATTGAGCCAAATACCTTAGCGATTAGGTTTATTGGCTCACCCATCAAGATCGGCTTATCCTCAAGAGTGAACACTGATTCACCAGCATCGCTTTCACACTTTCGAATAATCATATCAATCATAGCCGACATTGTAGGGTTGTTGATAAAATCCTTATGTTTACGTTGGATTTGCTCCATGTCACGCGCCGAAACTGTTGTGAAATAGAGGCGAAGTGGCTGATCTCCTTCGCCCCATTCTTCCACATCCAGAAAACCCCGTTGCTCTTCCGCCCGTTTTGCTGCAATGCGTTTCGCTAATGACATATTAGGCCACCGTCGTTTCCGTTAGTGCGCCGGAACCTTGGATAGTTAACGAGGCCTCTACCAAGCCATCAAATGATGAATTGATTGTGCGACCAGTGACAATGGCAGAACCGCCATAGTATGTGTCACCAGATGTTGCACCTTCCGGGTAAAAGTTAAGCGTGACCTCAGAACCAACTGTCAAAGCACCTTGACCGCTTGTGTCTGTCTCGTCCCAGAAAACATCAACGGAACCCGTAAAGTTTTTGAGTGAGGGCGAGTATGTGCGAGAGGTGTCGCCCATAGCCGTCGTTTCTAGTGTGTCCGCTGTTTCTTCAATGCTGAAGGTACGGATTTCTGCAATTACAGTGTCCGAACCAGCCGTTCCAACTTTGACGGTTCCTTCACTTCCTGTATGTGTCGCCATTTCAAAACTCCTACTTGGCTAATTCTACGTCACCGATAGCAGTAACATATCTTATTGAGTATGTCAGCTTAGCTATACCAAGTATTTGGTCAGCATCACCGTCAAACTGTATTTCAGTTGATGTTAATACGCTAAACTTAGCAAGACCATTAATCGTAAAATCCCCGGCTAATGATTCCTCAACTTGAACGGCTATCGCGTCCACATCATCATCAAACTTACTTGTTTCGCGGACGTAGATGTCTACGTCTAGCGTAAGTTCGCGAATAATGTCAGTTACGCCTAAATTCATGCGCTCACTGGATTCAGAGCCAGTATAAACGCTAATTGCAGGCAAATTAGTATCATTTAACGGATGCACTCGCGTTGTGAAAACACGTCGCTTAACCAAGCTGACATCCGACTTTAGTTTCTCGGCTACACGGTCCCTTATTTGCTTACGAACATGCGCCATCTATTGTTTTTCCAACTGCAATGTTGTTACGCCCGTTCCATCGTGCAACCAAGCCACAACTCTATATTCAACGCTGCTCACAATGATAACATCATCTTCAGCAATATAAGGAACATCCGCCGTGCGAC